CCACCTTTTTTTGGTCAAGGATTACAACCACCAACCGACCAATTAAAGCAACTTGCAGAAAGGGCATATAATGGGCAATCAATACCAAATTTTACATTATTAGAACAATCACCAACAATTAAAGTTTATAAAAAGAATGATGATAACACAATTGTAATAAGTGTAAGAGGTACGGCAGATTATAGAGATATAAAGGCAGATGTATCATTAATATTCAATAATATTAAAAACACAAAGAGATGGAAAGATGATGTCAATTTTGTAAGACAAGCATTAAATAAATATGGTCAAGGAAATGATATTTATATAACGGGTCATAGTTTAGGTGGGGCAATTGCCGATGAATTAAAGAAAATGTTTCCAATAATTAAAAGCGGGATTAGTTTTAATAGTGCATTTCAAACAAAAGATATTTTTAGTGGTGATAAATCTAAAACTGAAAAAATATATTCATCTAATGACCCATTAGGATATATTGGGCGTTTTCTACCTAATTCAAAAGTAGTTAAATCAAAAACTGAAAATTTGCCTTTTGTGCCTTCTTGGTTAAAATCATTATTAGGACATAAAATTAGTAGTTTTTAATTTTCTTATAATCATTATTAATATTCTATCTTCTTGTCTCATTCTGTCTTGGTCATCTAAACTTTTATTTCTGAAGAAATCAAAAAAGTAATCAAAGAAATCCATTTATATATAATATATAAAGAGATTTTTTAAAAGTTTAATGCATCATTAACTAATTGCCTATCATCCCACGACATACTTAAATTAACAATATGTTCAAAATCTTCTGCTCCTGTATGTGATTGAATTAATTCATCAATATCATTTTTTGCTTCTTCAGAAGCATTACGATATGCTTCTAACATTTGGTGAACATATTGACCAGTTGATAAACCATTTTCATTTGCTATTGCTTTTAATTGCTCCTTGAGTGTTGGAACATTAACAAAACCACCAACAACTTTTTTTAATTCTTTCTTTTGGTCTTTGGCTTCTTTTGTCAATTCATCTAATAGTTTGATTAAATGGTGATGTTCTTTAATAAAATCCTTCTTGGGAATAACTATATTATTTTTTTTTACTTTCATATATAATTATTTTATAAAATAATTATATATAATGTTTGTTTTTGTAAATCCAAATTGGTTAAATGAATTAAAATTGTGGGCTTTATCCATACAACAAAAAAATATTAAGAATAGATATAATGATGATGAAGAATATTTTAGATATTTTTAAGTTTATAGTCATTAAATAAATTTCTATCAATTAAATAACAATTACTAAAACCTCCATCACCGCAATTAAAGGCAATTCTTTTATATTTTTTATCTTTAATAAGTTGTTTTAATATTTTTGTAGGAACTTTATAAACATCATAAGTATCATTAGGATAAACGGCATAAAAAAAGAAAATATCGGCGGTTGTTGCATCAATCCCTGATGGATTATTTTTATAACTGAATTCAAGAGCAAAATTATTATATTTTGTGGCGTTCTTTTCTGATTTAACTTCAATATAACTTTTTTTGTTATCTTTTGTTATTTCAATATCATATTCTTTAAAATATTTATCCATCACCTTTATTTCATCATAATCTAAATATTTAATTGTTTCTACTTCATACTTTTGACCTTGTTTTAAACATTCTTGAAAATTATTCATTTTATATATAATAGATTTAGAAAAAAAATGTAAAATCTATATATTTTTTTTGTAAATTATTATTGTAAGTTTTTAATTCTTTCTTGCAATTCATTATCATTCATTAATTTGTATTGTACGGCATCATTAAAAAATGATGTTGAAAAATTAGGGGGCATTTTTTCATAATCAATTGTTACTTCAATTCTACCATCTTTTTTATAGATATCTTTGATAACTATAATTTTAGATAATTCAATCATCTTCTTAATCATTTTGTTTCTTAATCTTTGACGGGCTATTAAATTTCTATCTTTGAGAACTTCCATTATATATAATAAACTATATATTTTATTTTACGATTTAATTTTTACTTGGGTAAATAAACCCTATTCATAAATCTAAAGTTTTCATCAACATTATCATATCTTACACAATAAGAATAATAATTATGAATTACTTTATCAATCATAGAATAATGATTAATATTCTTTCCTTCTTGACATTTTAATTGTGTTTCTAATTGTGTTATGCTTAATGCTATTGTTTGGGCTTTTGTTTCATCTTTTTCTTCTAATAATTTTAATTTTAAATTGCTTATTTCATTCTTAATATCTATTCTAACCAACTTATCAATTGCATCATCTAAACTAATTTGATTTGTAAAGGCGGATATAATTGAATTAGTTTTTTTATCAAATAATAAATAAGCCGTTTTAATAACATCGCCTTCTGTTTCAGTATCAACAATAGAACTATCAGTTGTTTCAGTATCACTATCAATATTTAATGTTTTTTCAACATTCTTTAGACATCTTAATAATAATAATCTAATATCGCGTAGATTATTTGACTTATCTAAATAGTAAGCATCATTAGATAGACCTTTTTTAACTTGGCATTGTAAGGCGTGTAATAGAACCCTTAAACTTGACATTATATATATATTACTATAGATTTTTTTTACAGTAAATTTTTACATTTTTAAAGATTTTTATTACATTTTATATATTACACCGTTAAATGGTGGACTTTACCAAAATATATAATTATTACCGTGTAAAAATAAATTTATTTTTACCACCATAAAATATACTATAATTAGTAATCTCCATTGATTTATGATGTAAAAGTCATTTTGTACAAAAAAACTTTAAAATAGTAAAATTTCGCCGTAAAAAAAATATATAGTATTATATATATAAAATGTCTCAATTTATGGAACAATTAAGAAATGACTTAATCACTAAAAAAGAAGTTAGTGATGCAACCGCAACTCTCTACATTAAATTATTAACAAAATTAAATGATAAGCAACCATTTAAAAGTTTATCATTTCTCAAAGATAAAGAAAATATTTTAAAATCACTTGAAAGTTACAGCGATAACACAAAGAAAAGTTATTTAATCGCCGTAGTTTCCGCCCTTTCTATTTATAAAGATGATAAACCAATGTTAAAAAAGTTATATAAATTATATTATGATGATATGATAGCATTGACAAAAGAACAAAAAGAAAATGATAATAATGAAAAGACCGAAAAGGAAAAAGATAATTGGATGTCATTTGAAGATGTTGAAAAGAAATTAGAAGAATTAAAAAAAGAAGTTGATAAATTCAAAGATAATAAAATGATTAATACTAAACAATATAATATTTTACTTGCTTATATGGTATTATCATTATTTGTTTATTTACCTCCTCGTCGTAATATGGATTATCAATTAATGTATGTTGTAAAACAATATAATAATAAGATGAATAGTGATGTTAATTATTTAGATTATGATAATGCACAATTTATTTTTAATAAATATAAAACATCATCAACATATGGGCAACAAATAATTAAATTTAATGACTTAAAAGATATTATTGATATTTATCTTAAATTCCATCCATTACACAAGGGGCGTAAGATGACAAATAAAACTAATTTTAGATTTTTAGTTTATTCAGATGGTTCAGGATTTGACCAAGTAAATAGTCTAACAAGAGTATTAAATAAAATATTTGATAAAAATATTAGTTCATCAATGTTAAGACACATTTATTTATCATCTAAATACAATATTTCTGAAATGGAAGATGATGCCGAGAAGATGGCACATAATATAAATACCCAAAGAGAATATTTAAGAAAAGATGAAAGAAATCAAAATATAGAAATATAATAATAATTTATTTTATATAATGGATATAGATTATATAAAATATATCAATAAGACACATTTTAAGGATAAAGAAAGAAATAAAAAAATTAAATGCCCACATTGTGATATAGAATTATTATCAAATAACTTAAAAAGGCATATTAATAATTTTTGTAAAACTCCACTTTTTGTAAATAATATAAAATAAAAATACAAAAAGTGGAGTTTTTAAAACTCTGTTATTTGTGCCATTCCCTTACTTGTTGCACTTGAGTTAATTGTATATGCATCATTATTAACACTATCCATTAATAAACGCCAATATTTAATATTTCCAGATGTAAAAGCACCAGTGAAACCTTGTGTATTAACATTAAAAGCGGTTAATTCATTACTTGTTCTAACTGTTTGATAAACACTTGCCCCGACAGATGTCCAAGTTGAATTATTATCAGAATATTGTAATGTAAAAATAACATTATCAACTTGTGGTGTTGTTGTCATTGTATATTGACCACTAAATGAAAAATCAATATAATTTTGTGTTGATGAATAAGTTGGAGTTAATCTAAAAGTTGCCAAAACTTGGGCAGATGTTCCACTAATTGTTGATGCAACTGAAATCGTATTTGAATTGCTAAAATAAGAAAATTTCTTACCATTTACAAAAGGAGTATTATTTATATTATTAACAAAACTTAAATTCATACTATTCCCTCCTGTTATTGCTATGAAATTATTATTTGTACTTCCAGATATTAAATTAAAAGTTTGACCACTCGCACCAGCATTAAAAATAAATGGATATTGAGATGCAGGTAATCCACCTTCACCATATAATAATAAATCGCCCATTGCTAAATAATCACAAGGATAATTAGGATTATTAGATGAAACGGTTAATCTTTCAGTTAATGGATGTAATAAAGAAGGTAAATGTTTTAATATTTGTGTTTCATTATTATTTGATGGTTTAACAAATTCAACAAATCCATTTTCATTAATAATTGTACTATCTACGGTTAATGAAGATAATGTTGAAACCTTTGGATTTTTTGGGTCAGAAATATCAACATTAATATTATTTCCACTTGCTACACTTAAAACGGCATCATTTATTAAAACCGTTTCTAATGGGTTTGTAGTATCAATAGTTATATTATCGCCTTTTAATCCTATAATACCAGTGTTTACAACTTGAGGTGCATTAGGATTTGTTAAATCAATTTTAATTCCATCGCCTTTTGTTATTGTTAAAACACCATCATTTATAACTTTTGGATTTTCGGGCAATGTATTATCAATTAAAATTCCAGTTCCATTTGTTATAGTTAAAACACCATTATTTGTTATTTTTGGTTGATTTGGATTTGTTACATCAACTAAAATACCATCACCAGCATCTAATGATATAACACCATTATTTATAACTTGTGGTATTTGTGGATTAGTGACATCAACTTTTATACCAGCACCCGCACTAATAGTATCAACACCAGTTCCACCTGTTTGAATTGCATAATTATTAAATTTTAAAATGGGATTATCTAAATTACTATTATCAACGGTTAATTGTGCCTTTGGGTTATTAGTGATTGTTAATGATTTTACAACACCATCTAAATATGAAGAACTTCTAAGATATGAAATTGACATTTTATTATATATACTATACATAATAAAATATTTTTTGTTAATTAAAGTTTTTATAATCCTAAATCTACAACGGCTACTAATTGTTGCCAAATAGGAGTTGCACCGTCATTTGTACCAAATTTAGCAATACCAGTTAAAGGAGCAGTTGTTGATAAAGCAAGACCTAAAAAGTCAGCATCAGCGGGAGCGGTGAAAATGATTGAAACAGGCATTAATGTTCCATTTTGGACACCAGAACCTCCTTGAGTTTGTTGTGATTGACCTAATCTAAAGCAATGGGCGGGGTCATAGGCAGTTAATCCGCTTTTATATGTTAAAAATAAATTTACAGCATCAGTTTGACCAGAAGCAGGAGCAAGAGTTACGGATAAATTGGCAGTTAATAAATATTTGTGGTTAGGTGTTAAGGGGATATAGTCCCCAGCACTACCCGCAGTTACTCTATCTCTCCAAGATAAATTGCCACCAAATTGTTGCCATCCTGTTTGACCAGCGGAAACTTGTAATTGTTGAGACCAAGTAGTATCAAAGTTTAATGCGGTTAAAGGTACAGTTTGACCTGATGAGAAAGGTTTCCATTTTGTTAAATCACCAGCAGATGGAGCATTTCCTGTATTTGCATCAATTTGTGAAACATAATATTTATCATTTAAATCACCTAATACGCAATCACCTTTTAAATAAGTTGATAAAGGATTATAATTTCCTTGGTCTCTCATTACATCGGGAGCAGTTACAACTACATCACCAGATGTTGGGAGAACTGTGATTTTAGCAGTGTTAGAAACTACAGATGAAACTGATGAACCACCAGCACCACCAACAACGAAAGGTTTCCACCAAGTACCACCTACATCAGTAGAAGGAATATGATTTGTATTTGCATCTTGTTGGGAAATGTAATATTTATCGTTTAAGTCACCTTCAACACAATCACCTTTAGAATATGTAACGGTAGCACTCCAATTACCTTTATCTGTTAATACATCAGGGGCTTCAATATCTACAGCCCCAGAGGTTGGGTTTATTACTAATTTATCACCAGTTGTTGCGACTGAAGAAACACCACCACCACCACCGCCACCACTTATATTTGCTCCATTAAATTGGAGAACGGGAGCGGAAGGAGTTGTGTTATCTACGGTTAATTTTGCAAGTGGATTTGTTCCAAGTGTTAATGATTTTAATTGACCATCAAGATAGGAAGAATTTTGAACTTGAGAGAAAGACATTTTCTATATATATAATCTATATATAAAAAAAATTTTTAAAATTAAATTTTTATACTATAATATTTTTAAAATATTCTATTTCTTAATGCTTTTTTTAAATGGGCTTTAGATACTGAAACAAGTTCACCACCAGATACAGCACCACCACTTACTGCACCACCAGAAACAGCACCACCTGAAGAACCTAAACCTCTTTTAGCAAGTTTGGAGGCGGGGAGTTGGCGTCTGAAAGATGAGAACATAGAACCACCATATTTACGGAGTTCAGACCACTTCATCCAAGGTTTGGATGTTGCATCTAATACATCCTTGTGAGATAAGCAGGCTAATTCAGTCATTGTTCTTCCACCTACTTCTAATGTTAAGATACCTTCAGAGATGACAATAATGTTTAAGTCGTATGTTAAGGCGTTTTCAGTTTGATTGTGTACATTAACAGTTACTTGGAAATTATATTGTCCTTGTACCCCGTTTGTTTCTGATGAATTATTCATACCAAAGTCAGATGCGGGTGATACAATGATTGGAGAGCCTGCAACATACCAATCTTGGTAAGACATATTTAAGCCGTTCTTTCTGCTCATTTGGTATAATTGATATTCGGACATTTGAGAACAGATACCAGATTTATTATTGAACAGTATATTGAGACCATCAAGTCTTAAATATGTATCAGAATATAAATAACCATCTTGACCAAATAAATCACTATCTTGACGCTTGGCATAGATTAAAATCTTGTGGGGGATGCTATTTAATATGATGTTATTTGATTTCTTGCCTATGTCATCAGGAAGAGGGTTAGGGGCAACGCTTCCTGCTTGTCCAAGGGCTTTACCTTGGGTTGAGTATCTGATGATTTCATAATAATCATATTGTAATACATCAGGTACTTTATAGAGAGGGTCGGGGGTGTGGTAGATGCATTCAAGACGGGGAGGGATTGGGTCAAAGTCAAATGAACCATCAGCCTTAAAACCGCTTCCCATTTGTACTTGAACATTTGTGAAATTTACTTCAGGGATTGCCATATGTGACCATACACGGCTTAAACCAGCATTAAAGGTTAAATTGATAGTGAATGTTTGGACATTATTAAACCCTTTGTGCTCTCCCTTCCCTGTACTGAAAGGGGCAAGCCATAATGGCTCTCTTACACGAATTACAACTTCGGCTTCGGTGTCTGTGTTGTTTAAGATTTCAACCCAAGCATTAGAGTTATTGTAAGGGGCATTTGGTACATCATCAAAACCACGGTTTTCATCTGAACCAGTGGTTGAAGAGCCATAACCAGAAAGAGGGTTACGAGCAAAACCACGAGTATCAACAGGGTAATCAGGATATACATCTAAAGTTGTTGGGCAACCACCATTTACATATTTACGGGTGTATACATCAAAATTCATACGAGATAAGGGGTGAATTACTTGGGCAGTTGATAAGTTTACATTGGTGTTGTTAATAGATGCTACGGTTGTACTGATTACGGATGATAAGGGGAAAGCACGGGGAGCATCAACGAGGGGGCGGAGTAAATTACCACCATCGGTTGTTGTACCAGTGAATTTTATAGCAATGGAGAAGTCAACAAATACGCGTCTATCCATTGTTGTTTTGGTATTTGGGGGATTTGCGATGAATACACAACCAGAGTTAGAAGTATTAGAGGCATTGAAAATATAAGATGTTACATTTTGTGCACCTTTTTCTGCGGTGTATATTACTTTTTCGTCTAAATCATCAATAGGATTATAAACTGCTACTACGGGGACAGGATGAAGAGAAAGAGACATTTTCTATATATATAATCTATATATAAAAAATTTTTTTAGAATTAAATATTTATATATTTTTTTTATACTATAATATTTTCTATCTTATCACTCTTTTTTCTAAATAATATTTTACAATTAAAATTAGAATTGGGGGCAAGATACAAAGGATATAAATTTTCGTAGTTATCCGACCAGAAAACAGCAAGGTCTAATGATTTTAATGGTTGATTACTGCACATATCAATATATCTATATTGTGATGATGGAAGATATACAATTTGACTTTGACTTTCCCAACCATAAGTGTCTGCTCCGTGTGCTTGGAAATCTGTTAATATTAATTTTTGGTTTGCAATACCACTATCTTGAATATTTCCATTACTATTAAATGGTTGTGATTGTGGTGTTGCTTCGGGAATAATTGGAATATTAGATATTAAAACTAATTTTTGGAAAACTGACCAGTTATTAGATGAAGGGAATTCTTGACGCATTGTATATAATCCAGTTGTACTATCAAAATTTCCATTTTTATTATCTTTAATATAAATCCAGTGATTTCTGATATTTGAAAATCCTATTATGCGTTGATTATAATAATAATTTTGAAAGTTTCCAAAATATTTATATAAGTTTTCATTAAAATAAATTCTTAATGTGCCATCGCTTGGAGATGGTGTTTTTTCACCAACATAATTTTTATCTGCAACTAAATTAAAATATCCAGTGTTATCTCTGAACATATAAGGAGCAACCGCACCAGCGGGAGGAGCGGTTAAAGCATTAAATGCGTTTTGAAATGCGGTGTTTAACATATCAATTAAATCTTGATAATGGTAGATATAATAATAATCATTTGTTACATCTTGGTTTGGAATTGGTGGTTTTGGTAATACTTGTTGGTTATTAGTAGGTGTGTATTTTAAAAAACTTTCTGAAATTTGACCACTTGCCGTATCTTGAATGATAACGGATAAAGTTGATAAATTAATATCGGGTTGATTTACTTGAATGGGCATAATCATTATAGGAATTAAAGATGTAGAACAGGCAAAACGAATTACAGAACAAGCCCATTCAGATGGATTTGTAACTATTGCTACATCTCTGCTTTCTTGGTATCTACAAGGTAAATTTGGTTTGTCGCCTTTATTATTTGCATTACAAATATTAACATTATAATAAATATGAGTTAAGGAGAAATCAAGAGGGCTTTTTTTATGTGTAATATATGAAGACATTTTATATATATAATTAGAATATATAAAATATTTTTTAAATTTAATAAAAATCATAATGTATATTTTATTAAATTGTCTTTTTTAATTTTTCAGTAAATTCAATTACCTTAATATCACCGTTATCTTTATATTTTTTGTAAAATTGGTTAGGATTTAAGTGTTTTTCTTTAATTCTCGTTACACACCAACGACCACAAGTTGAAACCCCTTCATCTTCGCTTTGCAACTCATACGGATTATATTCAATTTTCTTTTTACTATCTAACAACATTTTAGATAAATAAGGATGACCTTGTCCACTCTTTCTTAAAAAGTTTTTAGATATATAATTTTTTTGGTCATCAACATTCATACCATAACTATCAAAAAAACTTATTGCATCATTAGGAGTTTTAAAAACACAACAATAATGTCCATAATTAGGTTTAGTTTCATAAAGAAGAATAACATTATCATAAGGATAAAATAAATCATCTATATCTTTAAAATTGCCTAAATCACCATAAGAAATAACTTTTGTTTTATTATCTAACATATCCATTACATCAAAATTAGATAAAGCATATCCTAAAAGTTTATTATAATTCATATAATTATATTATATAATAATTTTATGAATTAATTAATTATTTATTTTTTGTTGGGTGGGGCATTGTAATTTAATGCTAAAGGTGGGCAACAGGCTTGAGGAGATAAATCGGCTTGGAAAGGTGGGTTAAATGTAGCACTTGAAGAGAAGGCATTATTTAAGCAGTTGCACATTAAGACTAATTGACCATTAGGGGCTAAACCTTGTTTGTAACGGCATAATCCAATGTCATAAGTAGCAGTTAAACCACCATAATTTGAGGGAACGGTGGCAGATTGTCCAAGGATTTGAACTTGAGCAATTGAATTATCAGGGTTGGAATATTGGAGCATTACATAAGGTACGAATTGACGACCTACATTTTTAGTTAATGTGTAATCATAAGAAATGTTTAATTTAACTTGATTTGAGCCATAACCAACGGGGAACATAGAGCGTTGAGGGTCGGCAAATGAGACGGGGATATAACAGGGAGCACCGCCACCACCTACAGATTTGGCAGATGCTACAAGTACTAAATTTATTTCGCCATTGTATGCGTTTAAGTTTACATTGGGGAATTGGGCTTGAGCAAGGGCAGGAACATTTACAACGGAAGTTGTATTACCTGAAAAGATATCAAGAGGAGCAGAGCGTAATGTCATTGATGTGGGTTGATATGCAGAACCATAGACGACTTGAAGGTCGGTTAAGAGTTTTTGAGCATCTAAAACGATTTGAGCAGGAGAAGCCATTATATAATATATAAATAGAATATAAAAAAAATTCTATTTATAAATTTTTATAACTAAATTATTTATTAATTAAATTTAAATGTTTTTTAGTTTTTTCGTGTCGTGCCTTTGTCATTAAACAATATCTTCCCTTGCACAATTCACATTCAATCTTTTTATTTATATCATCTTTATGCTTTTGATAATAACTATCATTATATTTTTTTTGGTCATAAATATAGGTTTTTTCATCGCCATCTTTTTTAATAAATTTGCGGACATTTTTTATCTTGATTTCCTCCATTTTATATACTATACAGTAGATATTAATTTTCCTTTAAATCTTTTTATAAATCTATATATTTTTATAAACTCCACTTTTTGTAATAAATATAGGTTTAAAATACAAAAAGTGGAGTGATGAATAATGATGATTTTATATAATTTCTTAATATTTAATTATACCTTTTTGATGTGAAAAGTCAATTTAACTTTTAAAAAAACCTTTAGATTTATAAAAAAAGATTTATAAAAAAAGGATTTAAAGAAAAAAAATATATAGTATATTATATATATAAAATGTTTAACTTAAAATTAACCGCCGTAAAATCAAAACTTAACAACCTCGTATTATACGAAACCATAGATGAAAAACTACTAAAAAAAATAATCAATAGTGATTTATTATTAAATTCCTTTCATAATCCAACCGCTGATTTTTTATATTCAGATGAAAAAAAGCAACTAATTGAATATAAAAAATTAATAAAAAAAGGAAAAGCAAAGATAACATATAAAAAACCCGAAAATATAGATTTTGGGCGTTCTAACCCCATTAAAGCACTTGGATTATTTTGTATCAGACGCCAAATAAGACAAACATTAAGCAAAAATAATTATATTGATATTGATATTGAAAATTGTCATCCTAATATTTTATTACAAATTTGTAAATATTATAAAATCAAATGTGATAATTTAAATGATTATGTTGTTAATAGAAGCCGTCATTTAAATAATATTATGGAAACTTATAAAGTATCAAAAGATGATGCCAAAAAGTTAATAATTAGAATTTTATATTTTGGTTCATTTGATAATTGGGCAAAAGATTTAAAAATAGATGCAAAACCAATTAAATTTTTAGTTGATTTCAAAAAAGAAATTAATGAAATTGGTAAAATTATTTATGATAATAATGATGATATTAGAAAAGCCGTTGAAAAAAGAAAAGAAGAACAAAATAAAAAAAATTATAATAAAATTGGTTCAGTTGTTTCTTATTATTTACAAGAAATTGAATGTCGTATTTTAGAAACTATTTATTTATTTTGTGTTGAAAATGGTTATATTAGAAATAATAATTGTGTTCTTTGTGCTGATGGTTTAATGATTGAAAAAGATTTATTTAATCCTGAATTATTAACCATTTTTAACAAATTAATTAAAGATACTTTTGATTTAGATTTAAAATTTACAACTAAAGAAATGAATGAAGATTATTTAAATATCATTGATGAACATATTATAAATGATTTCAAAAAATATGAACCATTAACAAAAGATTATGATATTGACACAATTAAATATAATAATAATTATGTTTATGATGAAAAATTTAAAGGTGAACAATATAATCAAGATGTATTTAATAAATATTCAACTATTATTATAAAATCAACAACTGGAACGGGTAAAACATCAAATACTGCCAAATTCTGCAAAAAATCAAATAAATATATTTTATCTATTGTAACCCGTATAAGTTTAGTAAATCAACATATTGAAAGTTTTAAAAAAGAAGGTATCAATTTATATGATTATAGAGAAAAAGATGATTTATTTAATAGAAATTTAGTTATTTGTATTAATAGTTTAATGATGTTAAACCGTTTATCTGATAATGAACTAAAAAATTATATTGTATATATTGATGAAATAAGTTCATTTTTAGAAACTTTAACACACAATAACAACTTAAACGGCAACTTAAAATTAATAAATAACATCTTAATGCGTATCATTAAAAATTGCCATAAAATTATTGTTTCTGATGCTTTAATTTCTGATAATGTTTTTGAATTATTAAAATTTAGAAATGATAATGAAAAAGTATTTATTATAAATGAATTCAGAAAATATAAAGATGTCAAAGCATATGATATTAAAAATGAAGAAAACTTTTTAAATATGATAAATAATAAATGTCTTAATAATGAACCCTTTTTATTTGGTTGTGATAGTAAGGCAATAATTACCCAATATTTTAATTATTGTTTATCATATAATGAAGATAAAAAAGATAAATTCATTCTAATCACAAGTGAAACAAAAGTTGAGTTTAATGATACAAATGAATTTTTTAAGGATAAATATGTTTTTTATTCACCTTCAATTACTTTTGGTATTGATTTTAATGTAGAAAATGCACAAGATGTTTTTATTTATATCAATGGTAATTCTATTTTACCTTCTGGTTCATTCCAACAAACCACAAGAACAAGAAACATCAATAATTTATATTTCTATGTTAATGAAAAAGAAGTTATGCCAAAATATGATAATTTAGATGAAGTTAAAAATTATTATAAAGATTTTATCACTGAAAGCGACCAATTATTAAATATTAGTTCTTACACTGATGAAGAAGACAATTTAAAAATCGTAGAAAATACATTTTTTAATTTATTTTGTTATAATGAATATGTTAAGGATATTTATGAAACTAATAAATATTTACATTATAGAGAAATCTTAAAAGAAAATAACTTTGAAATCATTGATGAAGATGTAGAAAAATCAAAATTATCAAAAGAAATCAAAAATGAAATGAAAGATTTAGATAATATTGAAGATTTAATTAATGAATATATTGATGATGATAATAAAGATAATAATAAATATTCAGTTATTAATGAATTTAGAAGTTTATTTAATTTACACGATATAGAAGAACTACCCGAATTTAAAGATTATATTGGTAATAAATATAAAATTGATGATGTTTTAAATTTCAATAGATTTATCAAAAAAGATGATTTTATAGATGCAAAAATAAATGTTTTTAATCAAAATACATATAAAATTAAAGGTATTGAAAGCATTTATTATAAAATTAAATTTGTTAACCAAATATTTAAAAATAATAATTTAGAACATTTTGATATTAAAAATATTAATGATTTCAAAATATCAGAAAAAGATTATAATTTATCAAAGAAATTATTTAGAAGCACCAAAAAATGCCCCACTAATGAATTTGAAATTAAAAAAATGGTTGTTGATTGGTACAAAAACATTTTAGGCGAAAGTATCATTAAAACCACTACATCCCGTAATTCATCAAATAAAAGAACTTATTCATATGATATTAATAATGATGTTATTCAAGAATATTTAAAAATCACAAGAAATTTAAATAAAAATGATATCAAAGAAGAATTTATTAAAAAGTTTGATATTAAAGCATCAGAAAATGATGTAGACTTTTTAGAAGATTAATTATTTTAATTTTATGCTCACTCCACTTTTTGTATTTAATATAGTCAAAAAATACAAAAAGTGGAGTGAATTTTTTTTATTTTATTTATACAGCAAATAGACTTTTTAAAAATATTTAGGTTTTAAAAAAAGATTTAAAAAAAGATTTAAAGAAATAAAATGTATATATATTATATACAAAAGAACAAAATGGAAGCCCAAGCAGTTGAAGACCAAATGTTAAATTGTTTAATAACAATCCGTGATAATACCATATCACAAATAAATTTATTTGAAAATGGTTATGATGAATTAAATGAACATAAACAAGAATTATTAAAAGAACTAAAATATCAATTAGTGATTTATAATATTAAAGTTGATAATTATAATAATTTAAATGATGAACAAAAAGAGTTAATAGAAATATATAATAAATATAAACATAATAAAATAGCAAGAAAACCATTTAAGGCATTAGAAAAGAAAATTTTAAAATATATTGAAAAACATAATATAGAATTTTAATTTAAAAGTAAGTAAAGTTATATATTGTGGGGCTAAAAACCTATCATAAATAGTTATTTTAATAATATTAATCATATTATTAAATTAAACTAAAAATAACCCGTGTTCGTGGGCTATTGCAAGAGGATAATTTTTTTTAATCATACACCATCTACTGGGTAATTGTTTAACTTTTTTAATTTGTTTAGTATCTAATCCACCATAAGTTTTAAGAAAATAATCAACTTGCCCCCCGCTGTGTGGGAAAATAACCAATTTATTACTTTCTAAAATAGGCAATTTAGTTTTTACACCATCGGCTAAAATATGGTTGGTCATCATACAGTAGAAACCACGATTATTTTTTATTTTCAAACTGCCTTCCTTTCTTACTAAACGCCCAGTTTCTAAACAATCATCACGGATTTGCTCAATGGCTTTTAATACTTTTTTATCTTTTATGGTGTTGATATCATCAAAAATTAACATATCACCATTTTGAAAATCATTATGAATATCAATAGGTTCAGTTATTAAACTTTCATCAATCATAATTCTTTTTAATTTAGGTTTTAATTTATCTAAATCGGTATCTTCTGTTAATCTTGAAAATAAATAAATATTATTATGGGGAAATAATTTTATAAATTCTTTGCAATAATTATAAATAAAATAACTCTTACCGCTACCACTCGCCCCACTACATAGAATACATTCACGCTTTTCAGGATTTGGAATAGGTTGAAATAAACCATCATTAACTATAACTTCTTTTCTTACACCAGTTACAATATTATTATAAACGCTTCTTATTTCATCATCTAAAGGTTCTAATTTTTTATGTAATGCTTGCTGTAATTGCTCAATTTTTGTTTGTTTTTCTCGTGCTTTTCCACTAAATAATTTATTATAGTTTATATCTTCTAAATCAACGGGGAGAGTGTTTTTATCATTCTTTGCATCTATATAGACGAGTTCACCATCATATTTACCACCTTTAATATAACCAATTGGTTCATTTACATCATCATCTTTAAAAGTAATGGAAGGCATTTTATATATATATATTAATATATATAAAAAATTCTATAAACTTTTTTAAAATTTAGAAAAAACAAATTGTTTTTTATAGTTTTTTAATATTTTTAAAACTTTTCGGATTTATATATTTTTGGGAGTGGTTCTAATTTTATAGATTTATTAAATGTTAAAGTATAATTATTTAGTATCTCTTCTAATCTTTTAACTAAACTTTCTAATATATCTTCTAATCGTTCCCTACCTCTTTTATCATTTTTTAAATGTTGGATACTATCAATATCATCATATGCCTTACTTTCTAATCCATTTGATAACAACATAATATTATTAATTGAATTCTTTTGAACATCAATATTTTTTAAGATAGAAGCCCAAGGAAGATTAGAAGGATGTTTTTCAATTAAATCTAAAATGGTCTTAAATTGACTAATAACTTTATATAAAATACCTAATTGACTGTTAAAAAAAGGTAACATTTTTTTAATTAAAACATCATTTCTTTCTAATCGTGCCAAATTAAAAATTCTTTTATTCATTTTAAAATACTTGCCCATAACATAATAATTATAAATATCAGTTTTCAAACTTTTTTTAATTTCTTCCATTTTATGCAAATGTTTATTATTAACAATAATATCATAAATATTAGAAACATCAACAATTCTATAATCAATAAATGTTATAATATCCATTTTAACTAACATATTTTGACTTAATGCCTCATCAAATAAAATACTTTGACCATCTACTAATTTTTTATAACCCTTAATTATTTCATCTGCTTTCCATCT